TTATAAGCAGAATATGCACTACTTGTTATTGCCATAGCTCCTGTTATTAGGGTCATAGCATTGCCACTTGATAACATTAATTCTTTAACATTGTTAAATTCAAACGATAATTCAGGAGATAAATAAGAAATATAATCTCCTACTATGGCATGATATGCTCCTACTGGTGCGGTAGGTAAGTTTTCAAAACTACCGTTATCACCTATATAAGTACCTGCCCACAAGTGTAAAACCCTATCACTACCATTTATTCTTAAATCCCAACCACCTGTAGGAGGTGCGTGTATAGCAATGCTAGAAAATACTTTTAAACTACCTGAACAAATTCTACGTTTATCTTCTTCTTTACGTTCTAATCTTACTATTTGGTACGAGTCTATACTTGCTAAAAGTGTAGGACATGTTGTGAAATCCAATGTGAATTGAATACCCATTGCATATCCTGTTGTAGAGGTGCCTGATAAATTCTTAGATAAAGGGTAGTATAATTCACCTGAAGAATTAACAGAATCAGAAGACTCTGATATATCAGGAAACTTAATATCCCCTATATATTCTACAAAAGATACTTCACCATTACGGTAAGCAACTAATCCAAATCTATATGTTTCACCACGCTTGTAACCTTTAAGTAAACCACTTATAAAAGGGGAAGCAGGAGAATCAAATGTAGTATTGTTATATGAAACACCATCAGAAAGATTATGAGATGTGTAAGGTATTGGAGCTAATACACCTGGAAAACTAGCACTACCCTGATCAATAATCATAGGTTCTAATACAAATTCATAACTTCTTGTATCTGATTGACCACCTAAAGTGGTACCGTTTGCTTTATATTTATATTGACCATCTGTATGCCATCTGGAATCCCAATGAGCATCTTCATTGTAAACAGTGTTAAACTTTACTTCATCAGCTGTGTAAACAGGATTTCCTACTTTTCTAAAGTTGTTTCTACCAACCATAGATTGACCTGCAGCATTGTATCTTAATGTAGATACATTAAAAGTTTCTGCACCCACTAATGAATCTTGTAAACTAAACGTATTTGTTTTTAGATTACCTATAAGCAATGAGCTATCTACTTGTGCTAATGTTTTACAAGTGTAAAAAGGATATGTTTTTAATGTATAATCATCAATAGACATCACAGATATTGAGTTTTCTGATCCTGTGTATGTAAATTCTATTTGCGTGTTGGAACTTATATTTTGAGACTCAATACTTGTAATAGCAGGAGTACCTTTGAAATCTTCGTGAAATATACCTATTAATTCTATTTTTTCATAAAACGTATAATCAGTAGTGTCTATAGTTATAGTTAATGCTTTACCACTATTAATTCCTTTTGGATTACCTGTGTATCTAGCTGAATTAAAAACAGTTTCGGAATCGGATACAACATGTATCATATTACTTGGTGGAGAAATTAATGTTTCTTTACCATCAAAACTAATAAGTCTGTATGCAAACTGATATAACCCTGTAAATAAAGAACCACCACCAGAAATAATAGACAACAAAGGTTGCTTATATTTAATTGCAGGATTAGTACTTAACAAACCAACAGGAGTTGTTGCTAAATTAGCATCAAATATATTCATTGAACGCAATGGCTCGTTGTAATCAGTCCAATAAATACGTTGTACATTTTCTGATTCAAATCTACCAATCATCTCAATAGGATTTGCTTCATTAAAATTTAAACCTGAATTACTATATATTAAAGTAGGACCTGTTACAATTGTATGGTCTACTGTATCATATTCTATTTTATAGAATCTACTGGTATCCCCTGACGTATGTAAAGTAGCTATTATTATTAAATTTCTGATATTAGTAGCTCCTAAAATTCTACCTCCATTTGGTACATTGACAGTTTGTTTATGACCTTTAAGGTTTGTTAACGAACCTTGTGATTCCCCATCTGTAGTTGTAATTCTAACATCTAATGCATCTATATAAAATTGAGAAGGAATACTGTCATAAGACATATCACTGTTCATTCCTCCGTAGTTGTTTGCTGCTGTTTTCATTACGCTGTAGTTGTAAATTGAATTTCATTTCCGTAGAAAGTACCTTGTGCATTACTTGCATAAGATCGAGCATAATATGTTGTTGATGCCAACATTCCCACCATAGGAGTAACAAAAGAACCTATTGTACTAATTGCTCCTAAATCTATTATTAAATTAGCTATTGTAGGGTTGTTTGAAGTACCATAACAAATACCATGTGATGTGATAGCAGAACTACCATAGAATGTAATTTGATTAACACAACTTGCTTGTGTTTGAGTAATATTAGTTGCTGCACCAGTTACAATAATTGGAGATAACAGTGTACCACTAGCAATAGAACTAGGTGTTGCTGCAGTAGAACCTCCTGCTAATTGTGCAAAATTTGTATTAGTAGCACCTTTAAAATATCGTTGTTCAGGAATTTGCATGTTAGCAAAAAACGAAGAATGATCTTGTATAGTAGGTATGGTACGCACTAATTGATTTTTAAAACTTTCAGCATCATCTACACCGTTTAATTGCTTAGAGTGGTTTACTGCTTGAGCAAAATACCAATCTCTATCTCTTTCAATAATTTGATATTTATCAGAAGTTAATGTACCTTGAAACCACATTTTACGTGCTATTTTATGAGCTACATAATGTGTAGCTCCTTCTAACCATTGTTGTTCTGCAGGTATTGTAGGATATCCTTCATCATCTGTTGGTATTGCTTCGTATGCAATTGCTACAACTCCTTTTGAAAAAGAAGGGAAAACAAACCCTTGACCAACTGTATAAGTATTTGAAGACTCGCTAGTGTAATCTCTGGTGTCACAGTGATATTGTTTATGAAAATTGTCAGTAGACCACCTCATAGCATTTAAAATTCCTCTACCAGTACATTTAGCATCTTCTGCGTTTGCTACACCTGATACACTAGCTGTTTGTTTTATTTTATGTAAATCAGAAGGCAACATACCTCTCCCATCAACAATGTCAATATATTCTATTTTAGAAGCCATGACAACACCAGAGTTGGTATGTGCCATAAATTCAGCTAACCACTCTAACATTTCTTCGTCATTGAATTTTTCATCAAAAGGAAAGTCCCTAAATAATTTATTTACAATCACCTTGTATGATACAGTATTCCCTGAGTACATAATATGTTAGTTTAATTTTATTATTTCATAAGTTTTGCTAGACTGTCAAGCAAACTAAGTTCTTTTTCTTCAGTATCTTCTTCAAATGGATTTGTTTCTGAAAATTCTTTTTCAGTGTTATACTGATAATTACCTTCACTATCTTTACCCTCTGTATCAACAGTAACAAGAAATCCTTTTTTTAAACTCTCTACTCTTGTTCTAACAGAAGATCCATCCTCGTTAGTTACATTTTTGCTCCAAGATACTTGCTTCTTAGAAGTGTTTGATCTATCTAGTGTTATTGCCTTATCCATAAAAAGTTACGTTTTCGTTTGTTTTTAATACTCTTGCTAATTTTTCTTTTGCCAATCTAGTAGGTCTAAAGGTATAATAAGATTTATTTTTTAATAATGTAGTTCTTTTATCCCAGTTAAATCTGTATATGTGATTATTTCTACTTTCATTTTCATGACGTATGATAGGTTTATTACTCAATGCAATAATTTCAACATCTGTTTTATCAGGATGTAGCTCTCTCCAATATTTCCAAGAAGCATCCCAATTAGTAGGGATAGATTTGTTCATTTGACCATCCGCAGTTATAAATTGCATCTTCGTTTCTTTAACTCTGAACGAACCTATATTACTAAATTTTACCTCAAGATGCTCTTCTATTACAGCATCCATGAGCGTTCTCATTAAATCTGCTAAGAATTTATTATACTCTTGTCTTGGTATTCTGTTTGCTTTTAGGGTATGCTTTAAATACCCACTATAAAAAGCATAATGCTTTACTGTAGAGACTACTTTTCCTTTACCTCTTTTCTTCCAATCTTTATTGCTTTCTTGATTGTCCATTTAATTCTTCGTCTTTTGAATCATTACTATCATCCAAAGGTAATGTTTTCTTCTGAAGTAATTGCTGAACTAAAACATTTTTGACATAAGCCCACATCCAAAGGTTCATTGGATAAGAATCATCAGGGCTCCAACAAGCAGCTCCTGCACAAGTACAAAAGTCTTTAAGTTGTGTAGGATCTTCCCACAACCCTCTTACGTTTACATGTCTAAGATTTGTTATTTGAACATCTCTACTAACTACATATAAATATTCTTCATATAAAAAAACATATACATTATTTTTAGTAACTCTGCCTTCACCTATATAAGGAACTCTAGCATAGTCAATCATTGTAAACCGTTTTTTTGAAATGTCAACAGGACCAACAGACGTAATACCTTTCCAATTATAAAACTCTATGCTGTTAGGTAATTTTACAACAGAACGCAACACTTTACATGTACCTGGAATAGTTACACAACACAATGTAGGATCAACTTGTTCCAGTTCTAAATCACCTATTGTTTGTTGAACATTAGGATCTATAGAACGATTCTTATTGTACTCGTTACGTATCCATAATGATCTTTGTTCGTTGATTAAATCAGTATAGTACAAGTCTGTAAACACTGATTCAGATGAGTTAATGTTTAATGCCTCATCTAACTGACTAAATAAATCTCTTAATGGTAACATAATTAATTGTTTTAATAGTTATCTTTTTAAAAGCGTATAATAGTGGTTAGTAAGTTTGATTCTATCAGCTAAACCATTGTGTCCTCCATTAACCCTTCTGGTGAGTTTTCTGATTGCGTCTTCACTAACAACATTGCACAATGAAAACAAGTTATTTTTTCTAAAAAAGAACAAAGCACTATCAAAATAATATTCTTTAGCTACTTTAGTAGGATCAAATTCAATAGCAGGATTATTCATATACTTAGCAAATGCCTTGTAATTATCCCTACCTGTTAATTGAATAGCTCCTCTACCACGATAGATATAACCTTCTTTAGTCATTTCATTACCGTTTCCCATTCTGTTAGCATATACACGAGAACCTATTTTTTCAGGCTTTCTTTCGTATATTAAAGCATGTTCAAGATCTTCAAAGTATTTTTTAAATGTACTTAACAGTCCTTTAGCAGAATAGTTTAAGTTTTCAGTATCAGCATTGAAACCTCCTGATTCGTGATCACATTGACCAAGGAAATGTGCTAAATGCTCATCAGAAGATATGAATAATACTTCTTTTAATTTATTCAAAGTATTTTTACCGATTTTCCCATCTGGAAAAAGTCCGTGTTCTTTTTGAAATTCTATAATTTTTTTCATTTTAATTTATCTTCTAATTCTTCTTTAAAACCTATAATCTTTAATACTGTAATTTTAGTTTGTTTTATTTTAACTTTAATGTTTTGTTTTACAGACACACCTTTTATTTTGTAATATTTTTCATCAATAGAATCATACTCCATTAATATAATTATAAAACCAATTGCTTTTGTTATGAAGAAGTGTATAGGAAAACTAGGTACAAAATACATGAAAAGGTCATTAAGCATATAGTTATCAATTATGAATAAACTGATCATTACTGTGTTATATGTTAGCATTTTTGATATAAGTCCTTGTCTGGTCTTTTTAGATGATACATATAATCTAACATCTAAACCTTCTTTTATAGCTTTGTTTTTTGCAGCCCATCTACCAAAATAAGTATCAATTATAATACCACATCCTATCAGAAGCATTAATATGTGAATAGGTGAAAAATACGCTATTATTGCTAGTGAATATTTTAGTATGTTTGTTTTTATTAAAATTAATACTGGTTTCATTATGATGATTTTAAATATTGTTTTACATTAAAAGCGTTTACGATTGTTAAATATAATAGTTATTGTAATACCTACAATCATACCGATTAAGAAAAAATTCCACCTGTTACATTTTCTATTTTCTATACGTGTTATAACCCTTTCTGTTTTAGCTGTTTGCTTAATTGAATCCTGTTTTATATCAGTTGTATTTTTTACAATAGTTCTTTCTGTTTTATTTTCTTGTTTTATTTCAGTACGTTTGGTTTTTTCTTTTTGTCTAATTTCTTGTCTTGTATCAGGAAGTGTAAATGTTTTTAGATAAATTACAGTATCTTTAAACTGTATTGATTTGTGCCACACCACACTATCTTTATCAACAATAAGAACAGAATCAATGTATGGAACAGAAATAGTATCTGTAATTGCTTCTATTTTAAAACCTTTTTGTACAGCTTTTTTTACATGATAAGAAGCAGAGCATGATGTAATTAACATAAATACTACACATATTAAAATTAAATATATAATTATTGTATGCTTTATTATTTTATCTATAATATGTTTCATAATTATTTATTTTAATTCCACAATCTTAATTTACATTCATTCACCACATCATCAGGAGTGTAATCCTGAAAGTCTTCAAAACCATATAACCAAGCAACATATTCTGAGCAAGTCATTTTATGTGTTTCATCTTTATGCTTATTTAATGTTAATTTCTTTCCGAAAATCTTTTCTCTAATGATTTTAATTGGTTGCCTAAGAAGTAATGAAGCCTTATCGTATCTTACAACTCCCGAAACAGAAAGAATATGATTCAAATTAACTCTATCAAACGGTTGAAAAACTTCATACTTATAATTGTACTTCTTTTGCCAATTCTTATAAGAAATTAGAATACAACCTTCTTTTTGCATTTCAGCAATATAGACTTCACCACCAACAACTACCGATACCGATACGTGACTATATTTACTGTTGGTAAACTTCATTATTAATCTGCTTAATAATCTATTACCTCTACACGCTATTATATCTCCTGTTTTCATATTTCGTCTATTTGTATTTCCGTTGGTTGACCTAATGAGCTTAAACAAATAGGGTCGTATTTGATTAAA